GCGGCCCGCGTGGCCCGGGGCGAGGTCGTCGTCACGGACCCGACCGACGCTCCCCCCGAGGCGGCGGACGAAGCGCCGGCGCCCGAGCCGGATCCGGCACCCCCGGCCCGATCCAAGGCCGCCTGACCGCCCCCAAGCCCATCCCAGACCGATCCCATGAGGCCGCCGCGAGGCGGCCTTTTCCTTTGGAGAACACCAAATGGCAGGCGTTGCTTTCAACAACATGCCCGGCGATATCCGGGTCCCGCTTTTCTACGCCGAGGTGAATGCGGGCCAGCCGCCCTATTCCGGCACCTCGCGCCTGATCCTGCTCGGCCGCAAGCTCGCGGGCGTCTCCACCCTCGTCGCACTGAAGCCGCAGAACCTCGGCTCCGTCGATCCGAACGCGCTCGCGGGCCGCGGCTCGATGCTGGCCGACATGGTCGCCATCGCGCGCTACCATAACCCGGTCGGCGAGATCTGGGCGATGGACGTCGGCGACCCCGTCGGCGCCGTCGCGGCCGCCGGCTCCATCGCGATCACCGGCACCGCCACCGCGTCCGGCAGCCTGGTGCGCTACATCGCCGGCGAGCGCTACTCCGTTGGCGTGGCCGTGGGCGACACCGCCACCGTGGTCGGCGCCGCCCTCTCGGCCGCCATCGCCCGGGGCTACGCCAAGTTCAACCGCCGCATGGGCGCGCCCGTCACCGCCGCGGCGGTCACCGGCACCGTGATGCTCACCGCCCGCCACGCCGGGTCCGAGGGCAACGGCATCCGCATCGAGGCCGGCCTCGACGGCGACGAGCTCGATCCCGCCGGCCTCACCGTCACGCTGAACCCCATGACGAGCGGCGCCGGCGACGTCGATATCGCCGCGGCACTCGCGGCCCTCGGCTCGACCCAGTTCGACTGGATCGCCTCGCCCTACGCGCTCGCCTCGCAGCTCAACGCCGCGCGCGACTTCCTCTCGGATTCCGGGACCGGCCGCTGGTCGCCCACGGTCGGCCTCGACGGGCACTACATCACCGCCCGCGACGGCAACCTCAGCACCCAGACCACGTTCGGCGCCACCCGCAACGACCGCCACGCGACGGTGCTCGGCACCCTGAACTATCCGCACCCGCTGTGGTCGGTGGTGGCGGGCCTGTCCGGCATCGTGGCGTTCTCGAAGAACCTCGGTCGCTCGCTCACCGAGGCCCTCGAGATCGCCAAGCCGCTCCAGACCCTGGTGATCGCCGGGATCCGGCCGCCGAAGGCCGAGACCGACCGCTGGGCGCTCGCCGACCGGGACAGCCTGTACCGCAACGGCATCTCGGCGCTCACCGTCAACAACGACGGCACCATGGCGATCGACCGGGTCCTGACGACCTACCAGACCAACGCCTACGGCTCGCCCGACATCACGTTCCTCGACATCGAGTCCATCGCGATCGCCGCCTACGTGAAGCGCTACATCCGCACCCGGGTCACCTCGACCTATCCGCGGCACGTTCTGCGCGACGACAACCCGCGCGCGCTCCAGGGCGTGGTCACCCCGCCCCAGGTCCGCGCCATGATGGTGCACGCCTACACCGAACTCTCGGAGGTGGCCGGTATCGTCGAAAAGCCGACCCTGTTCGCCAAGTACCTCATCGTCGAGCGCTCGGCCGATCCGAACCGGCTCAACGTCTACCTGCCGATCGACCAAGCGAACCAGCTCCGGGTCTTCGCGGCCAACATCACGCTGTTCCAGGAGCTGACCGAGGCCAACGCCTCGCTCCAGTAGGCCCCGCGCGGGCCGGGCCGTAGCGCTCGGCCCGTCCGCGCTCCGCCACCCCGCACACCAACCCAAATTCGGAGACCTCGGTCATGGACACCAAGGGCGGGCGATTCACGCTCGACATCAACGGCCGCACCTACTCGGGTCGCGGCAAGGCCACGATCATGCCGGCGCGGGCCGTTCGCGAGAACGACGTCAACTCGGATGGCACCGGCTACTCCACGGTGAAGCCGAAGCTGGCCAAGCTCGACCTCAGCTTCGACCGCGGCATCGGCCTGCGCTGGGACGAGGCGATGATGCTCGAGGAGCTCAACGTCACCTTCATCGAGACCGATGTGCGGATCACGCACCTGTTCACCCGGGCGAACTGGTCGGGCGAGCCCTCGATTGACAGCGAGTCCGGCGAGGTCTCGGGCCTCAGCATCGAGACCGACAAGTACCAGGCGATCTGATCGCCCTGACCCGCGGGCCGCGTTCGCGTGATCGCGCCCCCTTCAAGCGCTAACCTGAGACGAGGTCGCCGATGGCGAAGACCGTTCGCATCCCCCTGCCCGAACCCATCCTCAGCCACGGCGCGCCGATCACCGCGGTCGTCCTGCGCGAGCCGACCTATGACGAGTACGTCTCCTGCGGCGGCGAGCCCTACACCATCGGTGAGACCGAGGAGGGGGCCCTCTTCTCCATCGAGAAGCCCGAGGTGATCTGGGCCTACGTGCAGGCCTGCATCGTCGAGCCGAAGGACGCCCTCCTGCTGGAGCGGACCGACTGGCGCGTGGCGCGCGAGGTGCGCAAGGCCGTGCTGGGTTTTTTCCAGGCGCCCGCCGCGGCCAGCGCACCATCGCAGACCTCGCCGACGACTTAGCGTTCGAGCTGGACCAGCCCCTCAACGCCGTGAACGGCCTGACGCTGTCCGGACTGATCCATTGGTACGGTCGCGCCGTCGTGCGTGATCAGAAACGCAAGCGGGAGGCCGCGGGCAGAAGGCGTCGCTGATCATGGGCAGGATTATCGAAGCCAAGGCCGTCATCACGGCCGAGGACCGCACCGGCAAGGTGCTCGACGGGATCGCCCGCAAGTTCCGTGACGTCGGGAAGGGGGCCAAGGCCTCCGTCGAGGTCGGCAAGCTCGCCAAGCAGATCGATGCGGCCCAGGCTGGCCTGAAGAACATCGATCGTTTTCGCTCGACACAGGCGAACTTCAGCCAGGCTCGCGCCGCCTACCGCGGGACGCAGGTCGAGGTCGCCCGGATCGCCAAGGAGCTCGATGCGGCCCGCAAGGCTGCCTCAGCCTTCGACGGGGTGAAGTCGTTCTCGAAGAGCGGCACGCTGGCGACCGAGATGGCCTCCGCGCGAAAGCAGGTCGGGGAGCTCGAGCGTCAGTTCACCTCGGCCCAGCGCTCGGTCAGGGCGGCCGCGGGCGCCTACGATGCGCAGGCGGCTGCGATCAAGGGCGCAAAGCGGGAGGCCGAGAGCTCCGGCGTATCGGTCGGCCGCATGGTCTCCGAACAGAAGCGCCTGAAGATGGCGATCGACGGCTCGAACGCTGCGATCCTCCGTCAGGCGGCGGCGGAGCGGTCCGGCACCGGCCTTGCCGCCGGCATGGGCGCTGCCGGCCGGCGCCAGTCACAGCGCATCTCCGAGGGCCGACACCTGACCGAGGGCATGAGCGCCCCGGCAAAGGCAGCCGCCCTGCGCGGCAGCCACGACGACGAGGAGCGCCGCCAGACCCGCCTGGAGCAACGGCAGTCCCGCCGCGATGCTGCCATGGCTCTCGGCGGCGGTGCGGGCCTCTACGTCGGCCACAAGGTCAAGGAGGGCACCCACGCCACCCTGCACACCTATCGCGAGTTCGATAAGGAGCGGCGCTTCGGCAAGGCCGTGATGGGCCTGACGGACGAGGAGCAGCGTCCTCTCGTCGATCAGGCCATCCATATGGGTGCCACCACCAAGTACAACGACGTGAAGGTCCTGGAGGCTCAGCGCGAGCTCGCAGCTCGAGGGCTGAAGAAGGATCAGGTCATGGGCCTGATGGAGCCCGCCGCGGCCCTTGGCCAATCGCTGGACCTGGGCCTGCCTGCCGCCGTCAAGCAGATGGAAGGCGCGCTGTTCGGCTTCAAAAAGGACATCTCGACGCTCGAAGCCGCCAAGGCCTCGGCGCGCCAGACCGCCGACGTGCAGGTCAAGGCTGCGAAGCTATCCGGCATGACGCCCGAGGACATCTCGCAGACCTACAAATACGGCGCCACGCCCGCGCGCATGGCCGGCCTTTCCGAAGAGACCCTGCTGGCGTTCGGCGGCATCTCGAAGAAGGCCAACATGGGCGGCGACGAGGCCGGCACCGCGTTCCGGGCCCTGGTCGCGAACGCGCTGTCTCCGACCCGCAAGGCGAAGGAGGCCATGCTGGCCAACGGCATGGACTACAAGAACTACCAGCGGAATCCGGAGCGGATCGACACCGGCGCCTTCGTCAAGACGGTGGCCTCCCAGTACGGCGTTAAGCTCGACAAGGGCGTGCAGGCCGGCCTCGAGAAGATCTTCACGAACAAGAAGCTCATCGCCAGCCCGGAGCAGTTCACCCCGGCCGTGCGGCAGCTGCTTTCGGACAGCCTCGGAGGCGACGACGCCAAGTCGAAGAAGAGCATCGCCGGCCTTGCGAACCGATTCCGGGACGCCAGCATGCAAGGCGTCGACGCGAACGCCCTCGTGGCGGATCTGATGACGGCGATCCCAAAGAACCCGGCACTGGCCAACGCGATCTTCGGCTCGAAACAAGGCGGGCGCATCCAGAACGCGCTCGGCGACCCGGAAACCTTCAAACACCTCATCGAGGAGCTCGTGAAGCACTCCGCGGGCTACGCCGACAAGGTGTCGACCGAGCGGATGTCGGGCTTCGACGGCGCGATGAGCCGGTTCGAGGGCGCGATCACGAACATCGAAAGCGCGTTCGGACAGGCCTGGGATAACGACGGCAAGGGTGGGTTCCTCACTACCCTCTCCGACGCTGCAGCGCGGGCGACGCAGTCCCTCGCGGAGCTGCCCAAGCCGGTCCTACAGGTCGCCAGCGGGCTCACATGGCTCGGTGGCAAAGCCGCGACGTCGGCCGGCACCCTGGCGCTCGTTGGGGCGGCTTTCTCGCTGAAGGGATCGGCCGCAGCGCTCACCGCGGCCGCGACGCGCCTCGGCCTCGCGGGCGCGATCGGTGGGGCGGGCTCAGCAGCCGGCGCCGGCGCTGGTGCCGCGGGCGCCGCCGGTGCGGCTGCAGGCGCGGCTGGGAAGGGTGGCAGCAAACTCGGGAAGCTCGCGAAGGGCGCGGCCGGTGCCGTCGGCGTCGGTGCGCTCGCGACCCTGGCTCAGGAATACAACACCCTCGAGGCACCCTCCGTCGAGGACGGCTGGGGCAAGGGGGTGCTGAAGTTCCTCGACCCGCGCCTCGCCGAGATGGTCTACGGCTCGGGGAAGGACGCCCCCGCTCCCGTTGCTCCGAACGCGCCCGCCGCCAAGGCGGCTTCCGAGTTCGG